TATAATTCTTTGTCTAAATATCTAATAAGTAAAATAGATGGACTTCTTCTTGATGTTGCCTTTGATAACTGGTCTATCGCAGCAAATTTACCCATCGAAAGTTTTGTCTCAATTAAAGAAGGAGAACAAAGAGTTATCTCCCAAAATGACGTTTGGAAAGAAACTAACAAAACCTTCAGGAAAATGTTAAGGGGTAAAAGAATTTATAAAGGATACGGAAAAAACGACTCAGACTTCAAAGGCAAATAAACAATGTCCAATAAAGCCAAGACATCATCTGAAAATAGAGAATTTATACCAGGAACTCTTGAGTCCAACAGAAATAGTAACATTTATATTTCAGAACCAGCAACATTGTCGTATCCAGGTCAAAAAGATACGAAGCAGTATATAACAGTATTCTATCCAAATAGTAGAGAAACAAAAGTATATGAAGTTGAATATGAATTTGATTTTCAAACACAAACTTTAGTCAGAAAACCTTTGGATCCCACTAAAGTTCTTGCAGAATATAATACAAATACTCAAAAATGGATTCCAAAAACTCGTGCAGGTGCAATTAGTTCATCATTATCTCAAGCAATTGCAAATCAAAATAGTCAATTATTTAAAAATTTTACGACAAATCATAATAATACAATATCAACCGTATATAGACAACAAAATGGATCTCAACCAACTGCACAGCAAATACAACAAATAAAAAATGGTGGAATATTACCACCAACCCTTGCTGCAGCAGCAGGAACTCCACCTCAAGCAGGTGCAGGTGCTGGAGGAAATCAAGGATTATCCGATACTGATATCAATGAAGCAGCAGATGCATTCAGTGATGCGCTATCCACTCTGTCCAGTTTAAACCCTGAAGCAACAAAAGTTCAATTTAATGAAAGTAAATTATCAAGAGGTTTAAGATATCCAGAAAAATGGCCCCAAGGGACAGATGCAATAAAATTTGAATCTCTTACCTATGGCACAAAAACATTTAGCCAAAGTAATAAAGATATTGCGTTTTCTAAAAGAGAAAATACATCAACAGGAGAATCTGTTTACTTACCAATTCAATCAGGAATTACAGATACAAATACAGTTGGATGGAATGAAGAAACAATAAATCCTGCACAAATTATGGGAGCAAATCTTGCAGTCAATGCAATGACACAAGGAGCTAATGGTGCGATTTCATCCCTTAAAAATGCAATACAAAAAATACAAGGTACTAGTTCAGATGTTGAAAAAGCTGTGGTAGCATCTCTCGTTCAATCTGCCGTGGGAGCACAAATATTACCAAAACTAAACGGTAGTATTATAAATCCAAACGTAGAATTACTATTTCAAGCACCACAACTTAGGGCATTTGGATTTGCATTCAAATTAACTCCAAGAAGTGATACTGAATCAGCAATCGTTAAGAGAATAATTGGGTTCTTTAAGAGAAATATGGCAGTAAAAACTACAGGAAGTCAAATATTTTTAAAAGCACCAAATGTATTTCGATTGACATATCTTCATAATGAAAAGGAAGATCATAGTGGTATAAATCTTATTAAAGACTGTGCCTTACAATCTTGTACAGTAGATTATACTCCAGAGGGGAGTTATATGTCATATGCGGATGGTGGAATGGTATCATATACATTAAATCTGCAATTTATGGAATTAGAACCAATTTACGAATCAGATTATAATGATGACAGAGCAAAGGATCACTTCATAGGATACTAATATGCCAACACCATATTTCAGTCAAGTACCAAATTTTGATTATGTATCAAGAGATCTTGAAAAAAATTCTTTAGGAGATTATACAACTGTAAAAAATCTCTTTAGAAGAGCAAAAATTCGTGATGATATATTTCAGTCAATTTATTATTTTACCAGATATACTATTGTAGGAGATGAGAGACCAGATAATGTTGCTGAGAAAATTTATGGAGATCCAACTTTAGACTGGATTGTACTTTTATCGAACAATATACAAAACGTTTACGACGGGTGGCCAAAAACTCAATTATCTTTTGATAATTACTTACTTCAAAAATATGGTTCTTATGAAAACATATCAAATATTCATCACTACGAAACTGTAGAAAAAAAGACAAGAGATGGTTATATAATCGTTGAAGGTGGAAAAACCGTAAGTGAAGGGTATTATAATTCTCCACAGTACGAAATTGAATTAGACCCAAATATAGTTTTACCAACAACAATTCCAGGAATTTTTGCTGAAGGTGGAACAGAAGTTGATATAGATTCTGGAACGGTTACAAAATTATTTCTTACAAATGCTGGGGCAGGATATAGTGATGTTGCCTCTGTAACTATTAGTCCCCCACCATTACCAAGAACTGCTGTAATCTCTGTAGAGTTAAACTTCCCACCAGATGATAAAGAAGTTGGAGAAGTTACAATTATTGATAATGGTTCTGGTTACACATATCAACCAGGAATCACATTCAGTGATCCTAAACCAACCATTCCTCCAGTTTTAGAACCAGTTATTGGTGCTGGTGGTTCTATTACATCAATTAGCATTCTTAATCCAGGAGATGGTTATACATTTACTCCAACAATTACAATTGATCCACCAGAAGATGTAATTAGTAATGCTGCGTTTATTACAGATTCAAACTTTACTGTTGCCTCTGGGTTTGAAGGAATGTTCATGGACCCATATGGATTTAAAGTTTATACTTGTCATGGAGCAAATTCATACACAACTGGATTAATTGAATATTATGAGTTATCATCATCATTTGATATTACAAGTGGAACAAAAATATCAGATTTTACATTAAATATTGATGGTTTAGTATTCCAATATCTAACAGGAATAGAATTTAAACCAGATGGTACAAGAATGTATGTTTCTGGACTTTCCAATTCTGGATTTAAAATTGCACAATATGATTTATCTACAGAATGGGATATTACAACAGCGTCTTTAGTTGGTAATGTCTCCTTCCCAGCAACTTCTGGTATTAGATTGCAAGATGATGGAACTCATGCTTATATCTTGGAAACTACAGACCCAGACACAATTAAAAAATATGAGATGATTATTGAATGGGATATCACAACACTACGCCCATTCCCAGTACAACAAACAAATATAAATGCACTCACTAATGAATCTTCAATTCGTGGATTTTCATTCAAAGATGATGGAACAAAACTTTATGTTGCAGGAACAGATACAAATTCTTTACATGTATTAAAACTTGAACAACGTTGGGATTTAAATACCTTCACTTTAATTGGTTCATTAAATATTCAAAATGATAGTGGTGATTCCACTCCATTAGATACTTACACAGATCCAACAGAAACTTTATTTGTTATTGGTGGAACAATTAATAGAAAACTTTATACCTATGATACTGATATTGTTGCAACAGCAACAGCAACTTTGGGTATTGGAACTCAGGCAGAAGAATTAGTTAATATTACAGTCACAAAAGCAGGGTCTGCTTATACCACCAGTCCATTACCAAACATATCAATACAACCACCAATTCCACATAGAACTGCTACAGGATATGTTTTAATTGAAGATGGAAGTTTAAGTGAAGTAGTTTTTACTGATAGGGGTTACAATTATAGAACTGCCCCCACTGCAATCATTGACCCACCATTAGATCCAATTACAGCAACAGCAAATGTAAAAACAGAAGACGGCGGAGTTATAGAATTAGAATTAACAAATGCTGGAAGAGGATATAAAACTCCACCAAGTTTGATTTTTAGCAAACCAGAACCATTATATGTACCTCAAGTTGATGAAGTTTTTGAAAGAAATGGACAGGAGTGGAAATATGACGGGTTTAATTGGAGAAAGAGAGTTTCTTATGGAACAGTATATTACGATAATCTTGAAGATGATCTTGTAGAAATTTTTGGAAGAGAATCGTCCGTACCCGTAACAAACTATGAATATGAAGAGCGTCTAGAAAATCAAAAGAGATTAATTTATGTTCTTAAACCAGAGTATTTGCAGATAGTATTCAATGACATAGAAAATATTATGCCATATAAAAAAGGTTCTGAACAATACGTGTCCAAAACCCTTAAAAGAGGAGATAATCCTAGAATTTATGAGTAATTAACTTTCTGCAAGTTTTTGAAAGTAACTCATTGCATCATCATCTTCATCATTAGATTCTTGAGAAGATTTTGATTCACTTACCATGATATCTGGAGAATTAAAACCCAAATCTTCAGATTCAGTGCGGCGAGACTCAAAATTAGGAGTATAAGAACCGCGATCATTATCTTCGTTTTCCAGTTCTTCATCATAAGATTTTGAAGAACGCTTAGATTCTTTACCAAGAACTTGCTTGAGTCTCTTATCCAATTCTTCATATGTTTTAAATTGAGAAGGATTAACAAGTTCCTGAAGAGAATATTGCTTCTTCCAAATTGCTTCTAGAGCATCATCATCGTCAAGAAGAGGTGAAACACGATCAAACTCAGATTTATCGTAATTCCAGTAACCATCAACTTTACGAATCTTCAGCTTAAAGTTTGCACCTTGCCAAAAATCGAAGGGATTGATTGGTTCTTCGTCTTCAAATTCTGGTTGCATGGATGCCATAATCTTATCAAAGATTTTTTTACCATACTTATACAAGAAGACTTTACCTTCGTTGCTAGGATCTGCTGGGTCTTTAATGACGTAAATATTTGAATAATAGGAAAGTTTACGCTTCTGTTTACGAACCGTATCTTTATCTGCATCATTTCCACTATTCCAGAGTTCACGATTATGTTCTGAAACAGGGTCTTTTTGACCAATTGTAGTCAAAGAATTTTCAATATACCATCCACCAGGACCTTGGAATCCATGACTATACATCTTGACCCAAGGAAGGTCTTCGTTCTCTGGTGCGGGAAGAAATCGAATTACTGCATATCCATTACCAGTTTTATCCATCTCTGGTTTCCAGAGTCTATCATCTCCACCAGAAGTGGTATTCATTTTCTCAACTTCTTTAACCAGTTTTTGTGTCAAAGAACCAAGAGAAGATTGCTTTTTAAGATCAGCAAAAGACATTAAATTACCTCGTATTATTAAAGGATTCGGCTTGTGTGTATCGTTTTTGATACCTACTAATTATAACAGAAAAATTTTTAGGTGTCAATCCTCGTTTTTGTCTACTTGCTCCTTCATCTGTTCAATTAGGTTTTCCATATTGCTGAATATTACATTCATATCCATACCTTCTGGCAATCCCATAAGCATTGCAGAATCACTAATATTCTGCTTCATCCTCATAGCTTCGGGATCATCAGATAATGACAGTCTTGTATATAAAATCTTTTGTCTTTCTAAGAGTTCTTTTAATAAATCAACATGCTCAAGTTTTCCTTCTTTATCCATAGTATAAAACTTAAACATATTCTCATACAATCTTTCTTGCAAATTGCTTATTTCTTGTATTTCTGAACGAACCACTTCGGAGTCAAAAAAACTCATAAAACACACTCCTTTAAAATTTTTCTGTATTTGAATATATCAATATTTAGGAAAGAATCGTACTTTTTAATACTTTTGGAAGTCACTTCCCAAACAGGATCTAAAAGTTTTTTATCAAATTCCTTACTATAATTAAGAATTTTATTTAAAATAACTAAGGTTTCTAATGAAGTATCTCCCTGCAAAAATGATTTGAATACTACAGGATGGCGAGAACCTTCAATTTTAAATAGATCATTAAACTTATTATCAACCAACAATTTATCAATCTGTTCTTTAAAAAAATAAGATAGCGATTGATTCTTTTTTTTCCAAGAATTATAAACAGATTCGCCTTCTTTTATCATCTGACCAATCCATAAAGATTCAGGATCTCCAACAGATACAAAATTTGATACAAAAAAGTCAATGACCTCTTGGTCACTTTTTTGCCTACTCATTTTTTCAAACCAATACCTATCCTTCCTTTTATAAAAGGACTGTAAAGATGCACGAGTTTTACCACAATACTTATGATAATCGTAATCATCTTTTGTAAAGTGATTTTTTAATGCAAGGTAAGTTTTATATGCATCAAATGGAGTCATAATTTATGAAGGGGGTTTTTGTCAATTTTTCTGCGGAATTTTTTTCCTCGAAAAAATGGATTAAAAAACTAATTTTGCTCTGGAGGTTCTTTTTAAAAAGTTTAATTCCATTGCATCATACTTTAACTTTTCTTTCAATGGTTTTGAAATCAATTTAGGAACAGACTCCAAATCAATACTATTCATATCACAAAAATGAATAATAGCATCAATATAGTTCATCTCCACATTTTCTTTTACAAGATTTTCTATCTCTTGTGCAAACTTTGCAGGACAAAAAAACTTACTTTGTAATACGTTTTGTAAAGCATCTTCTTCTAAATTAGAAGAAGAATTTTTATCTATTTTTTTATTTGTCTTCATACTCTCCAAGTTTGTATTGAACAAAATCTCTAATGTACTGAATAAGTAGTTTGATGTATTTTTCTTTGTCATATTCTTCATAAACTTCACACTCTCCATTTTCGCAAGACATAATGATAACAAGTTTTTTAACTGCAATTCCAGTTAGTTCGTAAAGCATACATCCATATGCCATACATTGAACAAAATAGTGTTCAATCCAATCTCTTGGTTTTGGTTTTTTTGATGTTTTAAAGTCAATAATTGAGAGTTCGCCATTGTATTCAGCAATACAATCAACTGTACCCGCAATTCCTAATTCTTTACTGTAAAGAGATCCTTCCAAAGCACGAATATTGCTTATTTTATTCAACTCTGGCATCGCAATTTTAAAGAGATACTCAGATAGTGGTTGTACTTTGGGAAGTTCTGGAATATTATAAAGATAATTTTCAACAAGAGCGTGCATGTCAGTTCCACGACTGGTTGCTTGTCTTGTAATTCTGTCTGCTTTTTCTTCGCCAATCTTTTTTCGCCAGTCAGCAAAGAACTGACGATTTTTATGACTAGTTACAGACGTAATGGAGACCAAATTAAGAAGGTCTCCATTATCTGGAACTTGATAGTAACGAACACCATCTATATTCTTCCTTTGAAGATTAGGAAGATTCAAATCAATATGTTTAAACATCAAAGTCCTAATTCATGTTTTGCAATTAAATATTCTTTGCAGAGACCTGAGCGAACAATATCATCAAGACCAAACTCAATGGTATCAAATGATGGCATAGATCTTAAAATTCTCATAAAATCAATAATACCGTTTCTTTCATTAGTTTTTACTAAATCAGATTGGGTTGCATCTCCACAAAAACAAATTTTTGTATCTTCGCCTGCCCTTGTAATTATACTATCAAGTTCATGAAAATTCAAGTTCTGAAATTCATCAACGATGATAATTGCTCTATCTAAAGTTGTCCCTCTAAGAAATGAAGTTGACCAAAAACTTATTGTTCCTTGAGTCTTTAAATTGCCATAGAGCATCTCAAATTCTGCATCTGTTTGCATTTGGAACATGTACTTAACCATGTTCTTATAAGGAATTTGATAGATGTCTGCCTTATCTTCGTGAGTTCCTGGTAAAAAACCAATCTCTCTTGTAGCAACAAGCGATCTGACAATGTAAATTTTTTCGTATGGTGAATTTTCTCTTAGTACATCATTTAAAGCATTATAAAGTGTAATAAATGTTTTACCTGTTCCTGCCGCACCATACGCAACAACGTTCTTATCCTTATCAAATGATTCAAATAACCTTTCTTGATTCTCAGTTAATGGAGTAATCTCAAGAAGAGCATCAATATTAATAGGTTTTTTTCTTTTCATTTGCTTTGCAGTCATTCCAACACCAATTGGTTGAGATTCATTTCTTCTTTTTCTTGCCATACTAGATTTTTGAGACTTTTGACTTTGGAGCTTTTGATGCGCGTTCAAGGACTTCGTTCCATCCTGGTTTTGATTTAATCAATTTGTCCTTCCACTCACCTACTTCGGCAGCAGAAGCACATCCTTGTGACCAATCTCTTTTCCATTCAGGATTATTCTCATACCATTTTTGAATATCATGAACGCTCATTTCAACAACTCTTTTCTCTCCAGTCTCCTTGTGAACTATAGGATAAATTGCCATAGATATAATCAAACTAAAATTATTTATGGAATAAGCAGTGAAGGTGCATCATAACATTCTGGGCATTGTTCACTTCTCTTCCATTCAAGTGCTTCAGAAATAGTTGGGAACTGACAAACAAAGATACAACGAATTGCCTCTGCAATATCCATATGTTCCTTTTGAGTTCCATTAGCACTACGAAGATCAATATAATGAATCCAAGAGCGAATAGAACCAGTCATATAAAGACGAGTTGGTGTTGCAAGAGGAAGAACAAAACGAGCACACTCTTTTGCAACTCCTTGAGTTAAAAGAAAGTTATAGGTATTCATAGCATCTCTAAAAAGATCCCTAACCATTTTATTCATCACAAAGATTTTTTCTTCCTCCATATCATCAATACTATTTTGACGATTCTTTTCATCTTGACGACGAAGTTCTGGCAGGGGAATCTCTTCAGATAAGAGATTTGTATCAGCATATCGCTGAGAAAACTCTTGAAATGTAAAACTACGATGCCTCAGAATTTGAGCAGCCAACCCTCTAGTAGTATTAATTTCCACTGTCATAAACGCTTGTTCAAAAATAGACCAATGCTTATGCTTAATACAGTACTTAATCAGTTTTGCAAAAGAATCACTTTCTTGATTCTTTGGATTGCTTACTCTTGCACAATATGCAATATGTTTTTCTGCCTCAGGTGTAACAGAAATAAGTTTAACTTCCATTTAAAATCTCCTTTTACTTTAGTCGCAGTACCCATCATCATCAAACACCTCATCATAAGAAGAAGGTGGAGAAGAAAATTCATAGTTATCTAGATAAGAATCTTTATCAGAATAAATCTCAGACTCTAACTCTTCAATTAATTCTTTTACATTATCAATTAATTGTTTTAGTTTTTCTTTATCCATAACTGACAATAGTTCCTAATAATTTTATACAAAAAAAAGAGGGATGTCAAGACCCCTCAGATTCTAATAAATTTTCAAACCACTCTCTTAAATGAATAAGATAACAAGACCAATATTTACACCCTCGATATGTTAATTGATAACATGCAGGGGGTCTATTGTCCTTGTCCATGTCATCATGATGATAGACATAGTGATTCATTTAATTACTTTGCGGTTTTACATTGTCCAATTTGACAAAGTGCAGCTTGATGCTTCCTATCCTCTTTTTGTTTTTGTTCTTTAATCATTTGAAGAACATTGAGTTTAGTTGTCATCATTTGTGACCCTCCTTTACAAAACGAACGCCACGATAAGCTTCGTTGTATTGCTGAGGTTGCTGCTGTGCTTGTGCCTGTTGCTGGCGACGAGCATCGGTGTCATAAGATACACCGCGATAAACAACTTTAGACATAATTGCCTCCTAAAGAAATGAGATAGTTAAATCCCGTTCCTTCAGTCGTTTGCGTCTATGTCACACTTCTTTTCAGTAACTTGTTTTAACTCCCAAATCAAATCATTTCTTATCTGAGGAGATAATTGTGGATGATTTTGGATTCTAGAAACAAGTAATTGTGTTTGTAAACAAGTTAATAAAAGTGTTTCCATAGATGAACGATCCGTTCCGCGACTTACTTGCGTTCGCTATTTGCGAATAGCGAATGAACGATAGGTCTATTATAGACCACCTATACTATCTAGTCAAGTTTAATTGTATTTTATGATACACTTTTATAATTTATTAATTTGGTTTTTTCTATCATATTGATGCCATTTGCACCACCCTTCGGAAGAAATTTTACCACTTACAGCAGTACAAGCATTTGGTGGTCTCCACATATTACAGTTGGAACACTTTTCATTCCCTTTAGGTTCGTTAATATATCCAGCAGTTTTTTTTGAAGACTTTTCTTCCTCTGACAAAAATTCTTTGAGATTTTTCATTATCTTTCAATATAACTTAGCGTATGATTTTGGGCATAAAGTTGTTCAACTATAATATCACAACCAATTTTCGGATTACAATCACCACAAGTATAGACATCTACAGCAGCTCTTCCATGCTCAGGCCAAGTATGAATACTAATATGACTCTCCGACAATAAACAAATTACAGTGACTCCTTGTGGTTCAAATTTTTTCGATATTGTTTGAATTACAGTAGCACCACTTGCGACTGCGGCATTTTCTAGCAAATCTACAAGACAATGCTCATCATCCAAAAGGACAAATGAGCATCCATATAAGTTTAGCAAGTAATGCTTTCCCATTTTTTTAGGTAAAATACCAATTATTTAGACTTTATCGTCACCATATTCTTCCAATAGATTTTTAATTTTCTCTTCGGTGCCATCCATAGATTTAACCGTATACAAAGAAGATTTCATATACTTCTTTAGTTTTTTATAGTGTCGTATAAGGTTATCTAATTCTTCTTTTTTAATAATTACACTTGCCTTTCCAACATCAGTTCCAAATCCATTCTTCATATCTTTTATTTTCTATTCTTTTTTTGCTTTTGTTTTGTTTCGTTCCCCCATAATCTGGGGTTTCTTCTCCCCTCAGTTTGTTTAAACCCTTTAAAACCATTACGATACTTATCCCAATAGTGGTCAAAAATATAAACTCTTTTACTTGAATTTACAATATCATAAGCAACTTTACCATCAACTTCATACTTAACTAAGTATGCTGTATAAGGCAAATCAGTATTATTTGCAAGTTCTGGTTCACAGTTTTCGTAAATTATTTTAAAACTCAAGAGCGACCTCCCCACTTAATTTCTGGATATGCTTCAGAAACATTTTGTTTCGTAATTTTATATTTTTCTTGAAGTCTTTTATCTTTCACAAGAATCATAATCTCTGCTTCTTTTGGGTGAAGTCCTTCAAGCATTTGAATGAACATAGTCTCTCTTCTTAAATTAGTAAGACTACCATTCCCACCTCTCAAATAATTATAAAAATTTTGATACTCTAACCACATCTGTTGAGAAATTAAATAAAGTGCAAGGACTTTCAAATGCAGATGAGTTTATTCGTAATAGACAAACCAGCATTCGCAAAGAGTATCAAAATTTTTATAATTATTTGAGAGGTGGGAATGGTAGTCTTACTAATTTAAGAAGAGAGACTATGTTCATTCAAATGCTTGAAGGA